ATCGACGCACCAAACATCGAGCTTGGCGAGTTAGGTATACCAATCCCTGATCACGCAACAAAAACAACTCGTATGTATCCAAACGAGCAATGGGGTTTTCATCTCAACGAGCCACTTGTTATCTTTATTGACGAGTTCACCAAAGGTCATCAAGCAGTTCAGAATATGTTGCATCCTATGCTCAACGAACCACGTATGATCATGGGCATACCGTTACATCCCGAAACTATTGTTGTAACCGCAGGTAACTTTACAGGCGACGGAGTAGGCGACAACATGAAGGCGCATAGCCGTAACCGAGTATCAGTTGTTGCAGTACGCAAGCCACACGCAGGCTTTAACGTAGATGGTTCCGTTGATGAAGACTCATGGGGCGCATGGGCAATCAAGCATGACATAGCCCCCGAGATTCTTGCATGGGTTAAGGAAACACCACATACTCTTGCATCATATCTTGACCCTGCACAAAGCGGTAACAAGTACATCTTCAATCCGAAGGAAGCACAGAAGTCTTTTGTTAGTCCACGTTCCCTTGCTAGAGCATCGCATATTTTGAAACGCAGATCCCAAAGCACCGAAAACGCAATCATTACTGCGCTCGAAGGTACGATAGGCGCACCTGCATCACGTGATCTTATGGCATACGTTAAGGTGGCTGACAGCTTACCGACGTGGGAATCCATAGTGCGTGACCCTGACGTAGCGACTGTTCCGTCATCACCTGCGGCTCTGTGTTTACTTGCGTTTAGCGCCGTTCAACGCGTCGACCGAGACTCAATCGGTAAGTTCTTTACGTATCTCAAACGTACACCGAAAGAGTTGCAGTCCGTGTTCTGTTTGACTGGCATGGCTAACGCTGACAAGAAGAAGCTATTCATGACTAGCCAATCGTTCATTGACTGGATGCGTACCAATCAATACTTATTCTAAACACGACAGAGTAACACTTTGTAACTTTGTCTCAACCAAGGAAATATAAATGAGTAACTTAACTGCAGAACAACGCATCGAAAGATGCCACGTTCAATTAATGAAACACCCAAGCTTTTGCTTGTTCTCAGGTTTGTTTATGGTGGGTAAGGTTAGTGTCGATGACAAGACACCGACTGCTAAAACCAACGGTCTTGACGTAACATACGGCAGAGATTTTGTTGGCTCACTCAACGACAAACAACTAGGCTTTCTTATTCTCCACGAGAATATGCACAAAGCGTATCGTCACCTGGTCGTTTGGAAGACTCTATACAAGCGTAATAGATGGCTTGCCAATGCAGCGTGCGACTACGTTATTAACTTACAACTCATGGACTATGACCCACATGGACAGGACATCGAGTTCCCAACCGATAAGGATGGCAACCAGATTGGTCTCGTTGATGAGAAGTATCGGGGCATGGATGCACACCAAGTGTTTCTTAAATTACTTGAGGAACATGGCGACGTTCAACCCCCCGATGGTGACGAAGGACTCGACGATCATGACTGGGAAAGTGCGGAGGAGATGACCGACAAGGAGAAAGAAGAAGCGGCGAAGGAAATCGAAGATGCTCTACGTCAGGGTCAGATACTTGTTGGCAAGATGAAGGGTAACGTATCACGTGAGGTTCAAGACTTACTTACGCCGAAGGTAGATTGGAAAGAAGCATTGCGTGACTTTATCAAATCAACAACTGCAGGTAAAGACCAGACGACATGGCGACGACTGCACAAGCGGTACATCGGTATGGATATTGTTATGCCTAGCACATTCGACGAGAAAGTCGGACCTATTACTGTGGCAATAGATACGTCAGGAAGTATCGGCCACGAGGAACTCGCTCAATTCTTATCCGAGGTTAAGCTAATCTGTGAAGAAGTCAGACCTGAGAAGTTGGACATACTGTACTGGGATACTCGCGTAGCAGGGCATGAGGTTTACTCCGATGCCGAACTTGCTAATGTTGTTTACGTAACCGAAGCCAAGGGCGGTGGTGGTACTGAACCTTCGTGTGTACCTAAGTATATGCGCAAGCACAACATGACTCCCGAGTGTCTTATTATGCTAACAGATGGTTACATTGGCGACCAGACTCGCAACGACTGGTCAATCAATTCTCCAATCATGTGGTGTATCAAAGGCAACAACCACTTCGACAACGCTAGCGTGACAGGAAAGGTTGTTCATGTCGAGTGAGATAAAAGATTGGTGTGTAATTCGGGTCTATCACCGTAGGCTCGAAACAGTCAGCAACGACTTTGTGCGGTACGAAGCCGCCAACGTATTCAATGCTCCACCACACAAGCGTATGGGTGTGGAGTACTTGACCAAAGAAGAAGCAGAAGCAATGGCTAAATTTTTAAACTTTATTGAGGAATCAAATGAAAGAAACGATAGTACCCCAAGGTAGGAAGTTAGACAACAAAGTAAACATAAGTCTTAACCGTGAGACCGTTGAACAGTTGGCGAAGTTCAAAGACAGACTCGGAGAAGTGCTGGGTGTAGAGCTATCCTATGCTCAAGCTATACAGTACTTAATTAAACATCAACCAACCAAGACAGAGTAACAGTTTGTAACTTTGTCCATCTTTAATACACAGGAGAATTCATATGACAACAGAAAACAGTATTTCAATCGCATCATCATCAATGCTAGTAGAGTTATCAATCAGTACTTGGACTGCACGTAAGTTAGACAAGCGTGTATCAGCCGAGGTTGATCTCGCAAAGGGTACTAAGACACAGGCAGGTAACTACAACAAGAATCTGCTTGCAGGTACAGGGGTGTTGGAAAACATTACCAAGTACGCATCCAATGCGAGAGCATGGCATATTAAACAAACATTACCTTGGTCTGACAGTGGCTTGCGTTTGTTACCGATGACTAACTTCATTGCGTACAAGGAACAACTCAATCAGCTAGAACAGAACTACGACGCTTTAGTTTCTAAGTTCCTGATAGCCTACCCTGAGTTGGTATCAGCAGCTGCGTTTCAATTAGGTTCACTCTTTAATAGAGACGAGTACCCTGAGTCACACAAGATTGCAACCAAGTTCAAGTTCTCTTACAACTTCCTTCCAGTACCAATGGCAGGTGACTTCCGTATCGACATCAACGAAGAAGCGAAGAACGAGATCATCGAGTCATGCCGTAAGATGTATGACGAGCGTCTTAACAACGCAATGCGTGATGCGTGGACTAGGTTGCACACTTGCCTCATTCACTTGAGCGAGAGGTTAGCCCCAACCGAACAAGGTGAACGTAAGATATTCAGAGACACATTAGTAGAGAATACGAAAGAGTTACTGGAGTTATTAAAACATTTTAATCTCACACATGACCCGAAGCTTGATCAGGCTAGGCAGGAATTGCAACAAGCGTTAGGCGCACACACGGCTGACACATTGCGTGACATGGAGATGGCACGTGAGACAGTCAAGGCTAGAGTCGATGAGATTCTTGGTAAATTTAATTGGTAAGGAAATATTATGTTAACAATAAACAGAGATCAACTAAACATAGACAAACGGCAGACACCGATACATCCTGATTTGGAGAAGTTTGCAACGCAAGTATCATTCGCTAAACCTTTGTGTACATTTATAGCATTGAAAGATTGTTTTAAGAACGTATACCATGAAGGGAATTGGAGTGACTATATATACAAGCTACATATCTACCAAAACGGTGATAAGGTAGGCGAAGTATTTGTAGATACCCATTACAAGCAAGGTACTAACGAGCGTGAATCAATCTACGGCATCAAGTCTTTTCGCATAGAAAAAAGCCGAGGTGATCGTAACTCAACTACATCCAGAGATATGAAGGTAGCCCTACGTATTGCTAAGAAAACGCTTGTTGCGAGAGAGCTGGAAGAAATGCGTAGTGTCATTGACGACAAGGTACGTGGTTGCATCGGTAATATAATGTACCGCACGACAGGTATGTTGACGTACACTATGGATATAAACCATGAAGCCCAGTTGTATGCAATATCAGCGTATCAAGCTAGGAAGAAAGGCGAAACAACTGTTACTGTACCTGCGCATCCCGTGACTGTAACCGCTAGCAAGCTTAACGACCACACCATTGCGTGCGATTTGTATATGGAAATATATGCACTTAAACAGTATCTCAAAGCTAACACAGGATACGGCATTAAAGTAATGGCTGACGACAGTATCATAATGCTAACGTATAGTACGGGCGAATTGTCTCGCTTAAGTTCTTATCATGAGTTACCCGATAGTATTCAGTCTAAGTTTGCGATGTTCAAGGTACTCAAGGATGACGAGCCGTATGCGCATCTTGGTTGTAAATTTAACGAGAATATATTTTATATAGCCCCCGATACTTGATACAATACACACAGAATCCTCCTGTGGATTTCTCTGGACTGTGATACGTTGACCTAACAGATGTTTGCGTAACTAAAACAAGTCTCTCCTCACCGCAAGTAGGATGCGGAATCTGTTTAGCCTACACACTAAGCCCTCCTCGTGAGGGCTTTTTTATTGGACAAAGTTACATATTGTTACTTTGTCCTATTAGGGTTTTTTCCTAAAATATTTCTTGCAAAACCCTAGATTTAGGACTATACTATGTCAAGTCTTAAAACAATACAGGAAAAGCGAGATGGCACAAACACCAGAAGCTAAGGTAAAGCGAAGCGTCACCGACTTATTAGACAAGTATAACGTCTATTACTTCAAGCCTGCCACTGGCGGATATGGTAGATCAGGTGTGCCCGATATAGTAGGGTGCTTTCATGGGTACTTCATAGCTATTGAATGCAAAGCCAACGGCGCAAAACCAACCGCACTACAAGAACGTGAACTCAAACGCATATATGAACACGGCGGTGTCACTGCCGTTGTAGGCGACGATGACGACTTAGACTTACTCAAGAAAAGCCTCGACACAATTTTGTTTGTCCGTTCGAGCCAGTTCCCTAAAAGGGAACAATAACATCACTCTAGCCCAAGGAAAAATATGAACGCAGGAATTGAAATTTTAATCAAACGAATGGAAACTAACCCCGAGGAATTTTTAGATCACCCCGAGATAGATACGTTTAGTCATTGGCATACGATTGTACGAGAATTTGAAGGCGCATTTACAAAAGAAGATTTAGATGCTTATAACGAAGCACGTAGACAAATGCTTGAAAAACAATTTACCGAAACAGTACTATCAATGCTTACAGAAGGGAAGGATAGACTCCCAAAGCAACACTTCATAACAAGACCCAGCGGTACTCTTTCGGCTGGTCAGACTCAAGGGGGGTATTCAATTCATAAAATTAATAACCAAACATACACTCAAGCAGATTTAACTTCGCACTTGTTAGCTATTCAAAACAATGTGCTTAGACAAACTGATTTCAAACACACAGTACAGACGAAGGACACACTATGGAACAAGATCAAAAACATATTGAGCAAATGAACGATGGCATTGCAATAGTATTGCAACGCATGGAGACACATCCCGAAGAATTTTTTGGCACAGAAGACAAATGGAAGTTTATCTTTAAAGATTACTTTAGAGACTCAATGACCGAAACCGAAAAGGGTTTGATGTTTGACAAGATGAAGAAATTACGTCGTGCTGAGTTTACTACGCTAGTAATGAAAACAATGGTGGAAGACTAATGCAAATAATTACAATCGACTTTGAGACTTATTACTCGCAAGAGTTTAGTCTCTCCAAGATGACGACAGAGGAATACGTTCGTGATGAGCGTTTCCAAGTTATTGGGTTTGCGTATCAGATAGATGATACTGAGCCACGTTGGGTGACTGGAACAACTGAGCATATTAAAGCGCAACTCGAAGCCCTGCCTTGGAAGGACTCGTATGCCTTAGCACACAATGCTGTGTTTGACGGTGCAATTATGTCGTTTATTTTTGGCATCAAACCTAAGATGTGGCTTGATACACTTAGTATGGCAAGGGCAACCGATGGCTTAGAGGCAGGAAACTCGCTTGCTAAACTTGCTCAACGCTATGAGTTAGGTGTCAAAGGCACGGAAGTTGTACAAGCACTTGGTTATCGTCGTGAGAATTTTAATCCTGCGGAACTTGAAGCCTACGGAAAATACTGTTGCAACGACGTCACTCTAACCTTTGACTTGTTTAATATATTGATTCAAAGGTTTTCTAAATCAGAACTGCAACTGATTGATCTGACTATTAGAATGTTTACTGAACCTGTACTTAGACTCAACACGCCTGTACTGGAACAACATTTAATTAAAGTTAAAGCTCGCAAAGAAAAGTTACTTGAAGCTTGCGTATCAGATAAAGATACGTTGATGAGTAACCCAAAATTAGCTGAACTGCTTGAAGGACTTGGTGTTGAGATACCAATGAAGACCAGCCCTGCTACTGGAAAGGAAACGTATGCCTTCGCAAAAAACGACGACGGGTTTAAAGCCCTTGCAGAACACCCTGACGAAAGAGTACAAGCGATTGTTGCAGCAAGATTGGGAACAAAATCAACTCTTGAAGAAACAAGAACAGAAAGATTTATCTCTATCTCATTTCGAGGTGCGATGCCTGTCCCACTACGATACTACGCCGCACATACAGGACGTTGGGGAGGGGATGATAAACTCAACCTTCAAAATTTACCGAGACAATCACCTATTAAATCAGCAATTACGGCGCCTAATGGATTCAAGCTTATTGATGCCGACTCGTCGCAAATCGAAGCAAGAACCTTAGCATGGCTTGCAGGGCAGAATGACTTAGTTGAAGCATTTGAAAAGGGCGAAGATGTATACAAGATTATGGCATCGGCTATCTACGGCAAGGCTAGTGAAGAAATTACGAAGGATGAGAGGTTTGTGGGTAAGACGACCATCCTTGGTGCAGGCTACGGAATGGGGGCAGAAAAGTTTGCGCTTCAGCTTAAAACTTTTGGTGTTGAAATTGAGGTTGCGGAAGCAAAGCGAATCATCGATACGTATCGCAGCACATACCCACATATTGTTTCGCTATGGAAAGAAGCCAATAAATCGTTGGACGCATTGCGGTCATCGCAAACTACAACGGTTGGGGTACAACCCCAAGCGCTCTATATAACAGAGAATGGGTTTGTTCTACCAAGTGGGCTGTTTCTCAATTATCCTGATCTACAAAAAGATGACGAGAACCAATACAGTTATCACTCACGCCGTGGTCGCATTAAGATATACGGCGGTAAAGTAGTTGAGAATATTTGTCAGGCTCTTGCTCGTTGCGTGATCGGTGAGCAAATGCTACGTATATCTAAGAAGTACAAAGTTGCTTTGACTGTACATGATGCGGTTATGGCAGTTGTACCTGAAGCTGAAGCTGAGGAAGCACAGAAGTACGTTGAAGAATGTATGCGTTGGAGACCTGAATGGGCTAAGACATTACCACTCAACTGCGAGTCAGGTATCGGAGACAACTATGCAGAATGTTAAGTGGTCTTATTCCTCATTAACTTTGTTTCAACAATGCCCACGCAAGTATTTCCATTTGCGTGTACTCAAAGATGTAGTTGAGCCTGAGTCACCTGCCATGCTATACGGTACGCAAGTACACGAAGCTGCTGAACTATATGTCAAAGATGGAACGAAGATACCGGAGAAGTTTGCATTCATTAAGCCAGTATTGGATACTCTTATTGCTACACCTGGTACAAAGCTTTGTGAATACAAGATGGGTTTAACAAAGGATAAAGAACCATGTGACTTCTTTGCTGAAGATGTTTGGTTCAGAGGTGTTGCAGATTTGCTTATATTAAATGGCAGTACGGCTTATGTTGTAGATTACAAGACAGGCAAGAGCGCACAGTACGCTGATAAGAAACAACTCGAGTTAATGGCGCTGGCTGTATTTAAACATTTCCCTGTTATAGAAAGAGTAAAAGCGGGATTAGTATTTCTTGTATCCGAGGAGTTTGTGAGGGAGCAGTACAACGTAGACATACAGGATGAGCGTTGGGCTATGTGGGATAGTGAAATTAAGCGTATTGAAGATGCAATTGAAAACGATACGTGGAATCCGAAGCAGAACTTTACTTGCAAGAAGTTTTGCCTAATTGAACATTGTGAACATAACGGAAAAGGAACTTATAGATGAGTAACGTACCAAATCAAATTGTAAATTTACAAAAGATACAAGATGAAGCTGATAAACATGAAGCGTTTGTCGCTGAACAATACCAAGAAGCAATTATCAGTAACGAAGGGCTTGATGCAGGTCTAACAGTTGAAGGTCAACTTGAACGTAGATTTAAAGAATTGTTTATGCGTGTGTATAGCACACATATATACCCCGAGATACACAGAGCCGTTAACACAGAAGTTGCTGACGCTGCAATGAGACTTGGTAGACAACTTGGCACAATAAACAACGTACCAAAAAAATAATGATTACAGATCAAGACAAAGAATACTTACGACATCTATATGCAATGTTTGTGCTAAATGGGTTGTTGTCAAGACTTAATCCTGATGAAGTACATACAGATAAAGTATGGCAATTTGTAGATGAAATAATCGAAACAAGCGAACCAAAACAAGCAGGCATTGCATCAATAAAAAGGAAAAAGAAAAGTGAGACCAACACCATATGACACAGGCAAAGTAAAGATCGGTATCTACTATGAGCCGAAGGTTAACTACTACAACCCCGATCAAGACTGGGTACAGAAAGCATTGCTTGGTGTAGAGACATCATGGACAACCGACATCGTAGTTATAACGGCTATGTATGCACTATTGATCTATGCGTTTATGGGACTAATGACTAGGGGGTACTATGAATAAAGAAGTAACACAAGAGCAGGGTGAGCAGTTAGCAAGACTTGGATGGCAAGAAATTGATTGTCCGATTTGTGGAGGTGGTGCACGAGCGTTTCCAAAGCAAGAGCAAGGTGAGCCTGTGGGTAAGTTTGCAAAGTTTACCGATGGCATTTGGCGAGAAGTCACAGACGGGTCTGCTGGAGTGCCTCTCTATACTCATTCTAAAGAATGGGTAGGGTTAACTGATGAAGATGATATTGATTGGGAAGAAGGCGACAGTTTAAGAGATTTGTTTAAAGCAATAGAGTCTAAGTTGAAGGAGAAAAACACATGACACCCGCAGAATTACTTCACAAAGATGCGGCAGGGTATGCAACCAACCGCAAACTTGCTTACATCGGGCTGATGAATAAAAAAGAAGTTGATCATATGACTGAAGATGCTCTTAATGGGATATGGCTTGCTCACTATGAAGGCTACAGGGAGGGTTATTGGGTTGCCACTGGTGATGTTAAATTTTCAACCGACCCCGCTAAATTAAAGAATAAGAACACATGATTACATTTACATACGGACAAATTTTTTTAATCATTGGGTTAAGCATTGTTGATGGCGTTTTGCTTGGTTTTATTTTGACCACGCATTTTATTAGCAAAGAAAGAAAAGCTAAATTAAAGGATAAGAACACATGAATGATGTACTGGATGCGTTGATACTTATAGCAGTACTTGGGCTGGGTGCAGTATGGATAACCGCTGTATTTTGCTATGTGTTATTTATACTGGGGGTGTATGATGACTGAAGAAGAGATATTTGCATTAGCCATAAAAGCAGATTTATACCTAGATTCAGATGAATCAGTTATTAAATTTGGGAAACTAATAGCAGAAAAAGAACGTGAGGAGTGTGCAAAGATATGTGAAGAATCTGAGTATCCTGATGGAATTGATTTAGCTTATTTAATTCGAGCAAGGGGACAAGAATGAGTGATGGTGGAAAAGGGTCTAAGCAAAGACCAACAGATCATAATAAGTTTGCAAGTAATTTTGATTTAATTTTTAGGAGTAAACCGATGGACGAAGAAACAAGAGAGATTGACCTACAACTTGGGGATGCGCTATCAGAATTATCTTTGTATAAAGATGCAGTAAATGAAGCTACTGTTATATGCGAAAACGTAGATCATGGACGATATGGCGATGCACTTGTACACGTACAAAAATTCTATGCTAAATTAGAAACTATACGCCAGTACAAATCTAAACAAGTTGACATGGATGGTAGATGCTGATGATTGAGAAGATTAATACGTTTGAGAGTAGGCGTGGAGAAGAACGCGGTACTTTAAAAACAATCCATAGAATAATTTATCGTTGCTCAGTCTGCGGAAAAATGTTTGGCTTAAAAGAAGAAGCCGAAGTTCATAAACATAACGAAATAAGCGAAGGAGACAAATGAAATGCCCGAAATGCGACCATACGAAATCGATGGTAGTGGAGTCAAGGAAATCTCCCGACCACGAGAACTTAAGGAAACGATACTGCCTGAAATGCTATGCAACATTTCTGACAAAGGAAGTACTGCACGAAGGAAAACTAAGCCGAGCAGACAAGATACAGACACGCAACAACAATGGCCTTTTCCAACCACGCTTTTAACAAAGATAGGCAAGCCATTAAAGTTTAACCCAAGTAACCATGAGGAGGCAACATTTTGAACGTAGATGAAAAACAAGTGGGCGGCACACACTATAAAGATATGTCAATACAACCTTGGACTGTAATGGAAGCAGTACTTTCTATAGAGGAATTTAGAGGGTTTTTAAAAGGAAACATAATTAAGTACTCTATGCGCCAAGGACGTAAGGATAGTGACGATGGCGGCAAAGCTTTGCATTATCTGCAAAAGTTGAAAGCTATGGAGGAAAAAGATACAATGTTCTAAAGGAGAACACTATGCCATACGTTAACAAACCAAGACCGTACAAAAAAGAATACGAACAACAAAAGGCTCGTAATGAACAACCAAAACGCAACGCTAGGGCAAGAGCAAGATATAAGCTTGATAGTGAAGGGGTGGACAGGACAGGCAAGGACATCGACCATTCCATACCATTATCAAAAGGCGGCACTAACGCACCCTCAAATCTCAAGCTCAAGTCCCCAAGTGCAAACCGCAGTTTCTCCCGTAATTCAGACCACACGGTCAAAGTCAACAAACCCAAGCGAAAGTAATTTTGCGATTACGCTTCGGATGTTCTTTGAAAAGAATGGATGGGAATTTAGGGAAGAATATGAAATTAAAAAGTCTGGTAAACGCATAGACTTTTGTGTTAAAGCTCCGTATCAAGGCGGTCATATATTCTTTGGGGTTGAATGCAAGCGGGACCTCAATGATGCAACCAATGCTACAGTATTAGCCGATCACTTTGAGCAAGCCGTAGCATATTCCCGTTCTCTTAATATGCCAGTGTTTCTTGCACCGGTCATGACCCAATATACCCAGAGTAGTTTATACGCAGGTGGACATAAGCTTCGTGCTATGTCAGCATTATCTGTATTCGGCGGTAGGTGTAACGTAGGTTTATTGGCAATTAATAGAAGCGTATGGCAAAACAAAGTTAGCGTAAACACCTATATGATTTTACGTGGCGGTTCGTTTTGGAACGAACGAGACGGATTTAACCCACAGAGAATGCAGATGGTCACATCTACAGGCTCATCAAAAGACAGAGAAGATATAAAGATATGGCGGTAGTACAAAGATATACATGGCCTGGCGTACACCCACCGATGGCACATCAGAAAACAACGGCAGATTTCTTATCAACTAATCCACGTGCGTTTTGTTTTAATGAACAAGGCACAGGCAAAACAGCATCAGCTATCTGGGCATCAGACTTTTTGCTACTAACAAAACAAATAAGACGAGTTCTTATTATTTGCCCACTATCCATTATGGATTCAGCTTGGAGAGCAGATTTGTTTAAATTTGCTATACACCGCAAAGCTAGTATTGCATACGGCACAAGAACAAAACGTCAAACAATTATTAATAGTGATGCCGAATACGTCATTATTAATTACGATGGTATTGAGATTGTTGCTAGTGAAATCAAAGAGGGTAACTTTGATTTAATCATAATAGATGAAGCTAACGCATATAAGAATCCGCAAACCAAACGTTGGAAAACTCTTAATCAAATCATAACGCCTGATACTTGGCTATGGCTTATGACGGGAACACCTGCTGCTCAGAGTCCAACCGATGCGTTTGGATTAGCTAAGCTTTGTGTACCACATAAAGTACCTCGGTTCTTTGGGTCGTTTAGAGATATGACCATGAGGAATATTAGCAAGTTCAAATGGATACCGAAGCCGGAAGCTAACGACATAGTATTCAATGCGCTTCAACCCGCTATTCGGTTTACTAAAGAAGAATGTTTAGACCTTCCTGATGTTACGCATGTATTTAGAGATGCGCCACTTACTGCCCAGCAACAGAAGTACTATTCTATTTTAAAGAAGCAGATGTTAATAACCGCCGCGGGCGAGGACATATCAGGCGCAACTGCGGCAGTAAATATGAATAAGCTATTGCAAATATCAGGCGGTGCAGTCTATTCCGATACAGGCGAAATAATTGAGTTTGATGTTAGCAACAGGCTTAGCGTAATTGAAGAAGTCATTAACGAAGCTAGTCATAAAGTATTGATCTTTGTGCCATTCACTCACACCATTAAATTATTATCCGACCATTTAACTAGGGTAGGAATATCAAACGAAATTATTAACGGTGATGTTCCAGTCGGTCAAAGGACTACAATATTTAAACAATTCCAAGAACAAGACAACCCAAGAGTATTAGTTATACAACCGCAAGCTGCGGCACACGGGGTTACACTTACAGCTGCTAACGTTATCGTGTGGTATTCTCCAGTCTCCTCAACCGAAACCTATCTACAAGCTAACGCACGTATTAATAGGAAAGGTCAAAAGAACTCTATGACTATAGTACATATTAAAGGTAGTTCGATAGAGGAGCGTATGTATAACCTGCTTCAATCTAAGCTTGATGTACATACAAAGCTAATAGATTTATATAAAAATGAATTAGAAGATACTTGACTTAGTAAAGTTTTAGTGTACAATACTATCTCTCGTTAACAATAATATAAAGGAAAAGCAAATGGACGGAACACCATCTGTCGATAAACTTGTCGACGTTTACATAAAGATTCGTGACGCTAAGGACGCAGCTAAGAGAGCATACGAAGAAAAGAATGCTGAACTTACTGAGCAAATGGACATCATAGAATCTGAAATCCTAGAGGTATGCAAAGCTACCGGTGCGGATAGTATTAAGACTCCACACGGTCTTGCTATGCGCTCTGTTAAAACTAGATACTGGACTAATGACTGGGATAAGTTCTATCAGTTTATGATGGACTATAAAGCACCCGAACTATTAGAAAGGCGTATACACCAAACAAATATTAAACAATTTTTAGTCGATAACCCCGAAGTGTTGCCACAAGGACTCAATGTGGACAACGCATATTCCATCACCGTAAGGAGAAGTAAATGAGTAAATTAGCCCTGTTCGAAAACAACCTGCCCGCATACTTAAAGAATGTTGAACTTGACGATGTAACAAAAGCATTGTCTGGTGGTGGTAATAAAATTAAACGCATTGCCCTTGGTAATAACAAGTTCATACTTAAAGTTGGTGGCGTTGAAATATCTAAGAGCGCAAATGAAAAGATGAATGTTGTAGTTGTTAATGCTGCTAAAGATGTATCACGTACATTCTATGCTGCAGCATACGACCCAAGCGCAGAAGCAACTCCACCCGATTGCTGGTCACCTGATGGACGTACTCCTGATGCTTCTATCGAGAAACCACAATGCGCCACTTGCGATAACTGCCCACAAAACATTGAAGGTTCTGGACAAGGTAAGAGCAAAGCTTGTAGATTTAACCGTCGTATCGCAGTTGTTCTTGCAAGCGATATTGGTGGTGATGTGTATCAAATGGAGTTAAAGTCTAAGTCATTCTTTTACAGCAAGAAAGAACCAGGCGATTTAGATCACATGCCGTTTGATCAGTACGCAAACTACGTCGGTTCACAAGGTTACAACCTTAACAATCTAGTAACTGAAATGCGCTTTGACGATGACTCAACGGTTGGCAAGTTATTCTTCCGTCCTATTGAGTTCTTATCTGAAGAACAATGGGAAATTGCTAAGAAGCAAAAAGAAACTCCTGCAGCTAAGTCAGCAATTACTATGACTGTTGCACAAATTGATGGGGTTAAAAAGTTAGCTGCGCCTGAGCTTCCAAAGCTTGAGTCTGTTGCTAAACCTGCGCCTAAAGCTGTGAAGGTAGAAGTTGAAGTCGAAGAAGTACCAGAGCCTAAAAAGCGTAAAGAAGATAAACCTGTAGTTGCACCTAAGAAAGACTTAAAGTCAATCATGGGTGATTGGACTAACGAGGAATGAACTTACGTGGGTTCAGTTTAAGACTTGTTGAAGCCAACCAAAATGCTGACTCCAATCTAATTGGGGTTCAGCTAGGTAGGTATTGCATTGCTAAAGATATATCGGCAGTTGAAGCTGCCGCTATATTCGGCGTATCAAAGATGACAATCTATCAATGGTTCGTAGGCAATTCAAAACCCCACAAGACTAAAGCTGAAAAAATAAAAAGAGTATTGACTAAGGCTAAGTTCAATAATGGCAAAGACTGATCTACTTGCGGCAGTGCTACCTCCAGATGGAGAAGGTAATTACTGTATCGTAGGTTTAAAACCAGGCGGGTATCCAAAGCAAGAATTTGCAGATACTTTACTGGGAGCTGGGGAGCTTATAGATGATTTATTGAGTCAGGAATTTGATGTTTATTTTGCATGTGCTAAGTACCTTGACCCAAACGAAGGACGAACACAGAAGAATAGCGCGTACTTTAAGAGCTTTTGGATTGACGTTGATTGCGGTGTGGGTAAACCATACGAAGATCAAACTGTTGGACTTGCAGCGTTAAAGGAATTTTCTAAATCAATAAAGCTACCGTTACCGAGCGTAGTTAATTCTGGTCGTGGCATTCATGCTTACTGGACTTTGAACAAAACTATATCTCGTGATGAATGGTTACCTGTTGCAAAAAGACTTAAAGCCCTGTGCGAAGAACGAGGTTTCGAAGCTGACCCATCACGGACCGCTGAGAGCGCATCTATTCTTAGAGTATCAGAGACTTTAAATTTTAAGCAAGATCCCCCACTTCCTGTTGAGATTTTGCATATCAGCAAGGAGTTAGATTACGATGAGGTTAAAAGAATACTTGGTGTGTTAGTTGCGCCGAGCTATATACCTCGGAATTACAGTGAAGCTGCTAAGATAAACAGAAGTAACACTCAAAGCAGATTCAAAACCATCATGATGAAAACCATTGATGGCAAAGGTTGCAACCAGATTAAATATTTAGTTGAAAACCAAGATGCTTTAGACGAGCCGAAGTGGAGAGCAGTGCTTAGTATCGCTACACATTGTGTAGATAGGGATACTGCAATTCATGCGGTTAGTAAGGGGCACCCCGAATATAACTACGAATCCACAGAGGAGAAGGCAAATGATATTAAAGGCCCATACACATGCGATAAGATGGAGTATTACAACCCTGGACATTGCAAAGATTGTATCAACAAAGGAAAAATCTCCAACCCGATTCAACTCGGCAATGAGATCGCTGCGGCAGAACCAGAAGTTCCGATTATTGAGGAAACTCCAGAAGGAACAAAATCATATGAAGTGCCTACCTTACCTGAACCGTATTTCAGAGGCAAGAACGGCGGCGTATATCGGCTCCCTGCGGAAGAAGATGCGAAGCCTACATTAATATATGAACATGATTTATATGTAGTTAAGTTGCTACACGACCCCAAGCGAGGGGATGCAACTTGGATTAGACTACATCTCCCTAAAGACGGCGTACGAGAATTTGCGTTGCCGTTAACTGATGCTCTTACTCCAGAAAGATTACGTGAAAAATTAGCGTTTCACGGGGTTGCTGCCCCTAAGAAGCAGATGGACGGGATTATGTATTACATCATTATGTTCGTTAAAGAACTACAACATAAGACAAAGGTAGAAATTATGAGAACTCAATTTGGTTGGACACACGACAATGCAAAGTTCATTGTCGGTGAGAAGGAAGTCGGTGCAGAAAAAGTTGTTTATAGCCCGCCGTCGCAAGCAACGGGTAGCTTAGCTAACTATATGTTGCCCGTAGGAGATTATGACGAGTGGAAAAAGATTATTAATGTTTATAACCAACAAGGCTTTGAACCACATGCGTTTGCATTCTTTACAGCATTTGGCGCCCCGTTGCTTAAACATTTAAATCTTAAAGGCGCAATTATTAACCTGATTAATAATACATCAGGTACAGGTAAGTCGACAGTACTTAAGATGTGCAATAGTGTTTGGGGCCACCCCGAAGAACTTATGTTGCAATGGAAGGATACACCAAACTCAATGATGAATCGGCTTGGCGTTATGAACAATTTGCCGGTCACGATTGATGAAATTACAAAATTAACAGGGGATGTATTCTCAGACTTAGCATACAGTATTTCGCAAGGCCGCGGTAAAAACCGACTAAAGCAACATGAAAATGCTGAGCGTATTAACGATACTAAGTGGGCAACAATTGCTTTATGCAGTTCAAACTCATCGTTCTACGATAAATTATCGTCACTTAAATCTACACCAGACGGTGAGTTTATGAGGTTGATTGAGTATCGTATTGAGATGACAAATAATCTTAGCAAAGAAGAAGCCGACATTATCTTTAATGCGCTATACAACCACTACGGTCATGCAGGGGTTGAGTATGCAAAATACTTAGTCGCTAATTTAGAAACTGCATTGGACACAGTTAAACAAGTACAACAAAAGATTGACAAGGAAGTTGGGTTTACAGGGCGTGAAAGGTTTTGGTCTGGCGTTGCTGCTTGTAATATCGCCGGTGCTCTTATGGCTAAGGATATGGGCATTATCCCTGACTTTGATATTGGCAGAGTATATCGTTGGGTGATAAAAGAGATGAAGACTATGCGTGTAGAAGTTAAAGCGCCAGTCGAAGGAACATCTAGCATGATTGGCGAGTTCATGAATGAGCATAGAGCCGCTACGCTAGTTATAAATGGTGAGGTTGATGGCAGATCAGGCATGGAACAATTGCCGATAGTTGAGCCGAAGTTTAATGAACTCCTGGTTAGGATTGAACCTGATACTAAGAAACTATTTATCAATGCCAAACATTTGCGGGCTTATTGCGCCAAACACCAGATCGAGTTAAAGAATACTCTAAAGGGTTTAGCATCTGATAATATTTACATAGGTCAAGTTAAGAAGCGGCTATCAAAAGGAACAAAGCTTCAGTCTCCTGCCATTGATGCGTATGTATTTTCGCTAGACAATGAGCACTTTTTAAACGCTGACTCTTTAATTGAAACTGCTAAATCTACTCCAGATGTTGATTCACGGACTCAACTTTGATATTAATTGGTCTAAATTTATAGTAGGCGCATCGTTCTTTATCCCTTGTTTGGATACGGACGGTGCAGCTATGCAGGTTAAACGGACCGCAAAGAGGTTACGCTATAAGATAAAAACACAAGTTGTTGTAGAAAAAGGCATACAAGGATTGCGAATATGGCGCATTAAGTAGTATGATTGCACCTGCGATTCATTTCGCTTTTCCTTGGCAAGTTGCCATTTCGCCCTCACCCTCGTGGTGGGGGTTTTTTATTCTTCATTTGCATAATTACGCCATCCTTCAAGTTGGGGTATCATTCTTTTATCTATACCCATACCACCTGTGATGTTAGAAAGCGCTCTATTTTTATAGCGAGTTTTAATAGAATTTGTTAACGCATCTGGTGTAATGGCTTTGCCCGGATTAGTTTGGCTGAAATGCACGATCTTAGCAATGACTTTATCCATCATATATGTATCACCAGAATCTAAAGCAATAAAGAAGGCATTTAACAAATCATTATGTCTAGCAATAATTTCTTGTTCTGCATTTTTCATTTCAATATTTGCTTTTTGTGCTTGCGCGATTTTATCGGGCGTAAAACCAAGCATCTGTGCCAAAGCAAGGCGAGCAGGAACTTCTTCCATTAAAGTGTCACCTTTCATAGTAAGAGCTTGACCTTCTGAAAGATAGCGTAATCCAGTCATGACGTTTTTAATAGCAGATGGCATAGCGGTTTCAATAGCACGTTCTGTATGGCCTTGATTAAAACGATCTAATGCTTCAGCATAAGTTACTAACGCGCCAGCAGATGGGCCAAGCAAACTCATCATAGTATTTTGTAACGTAGTAAGGTCATCCTTACCTTTACGTACATCTTGGAACCATAAGTCAGGTAAATTAGTGCTCATACGGTCTGCAAAGTTCAGTCCGCTGACTGTAGACAACGCGCCACGAGATAGTATTTCACCCGTAAACCCACCTAAATGTTTAAAGCACCAGTTCTTAAACCAATTTTCGGCATCAAACGGTTCGTCTGAATCACCAAATGCTGCATGAAAAGCTGAAGCAATGCCAGAGAATATAAACCAAAATGGTAAACCCGTCATGCCAGATGTAAGAAACGCCATGCCCATCATACCTAAGAACTGATCACGTGCTTCACGTTTAATACTTTCAAGTTCTTTAATCTTAGCTTTCATCAATTCTTCTTTATGCGGCGAGTTACGCATCTCTCGCTCATATGCAATAAGTTCAGCTTGCATACCATCGCCCAAAGATTTTTGAAGTGTTCTAAACATTAGCACAGTCATCTGTTGCGGATACATTTTAAATTGCAACAAAATATTACGGTAGTTACCGCGGAAATATCTTGGTTTATTGGTAGTGTTGTAGTTAAACAAAGTCTTTTTAACTAACGCATCGGCTTCTTGTATGGCTGTTTGGTAAGCTTGTTCTGCGGTATAACGTTGTTTACCATCATGAGTTTTAGCATCTAACGCTTTATTATAGGCTAATTCAAATGTTGCCATAAACGTTGTCTCACGCATGTATTTTTCAGATGCGTGAAACGGTAAACTTGCGTAGTACATTATTTTGTTCCATCGACCAGTGTATTGGTTTGATGGTTTTTCACCGATTTGCGCAGCTTCATGCGATAGCGTAACATCAATAGTTCCGCGTCTAACGCCGTCTTGGTATACGTCGGCATAAGTCTTACCTATAGAATTACCGTTTTTATCTTTAACATCCATGCCTTCCATATTGGCTCTGGCTAGTGATAAAAACTCATATCTGCCTGATGTTTCATTTACAAATCCTGTTCCACCAAGCATACGATTAAACTTTGCAAACGCACTCGCTGTATTTTTTAACCCATACCTAGCATTTGCAGCAGGCGCCCATACGCCTCCAACACCAAGCAAGTTAATCATAAACGATGCTGGCGCAGTTAAGAAGTTTATAAAGCCAAATTGATTTAACGCAGTGACAATTCCACTTTGTTTTGGTGGGTTAAGAATAGCAGTCTTAAGGTTTAACTCAAGTTCATGTACGTAATCTCTATACTTTAATGCCTCTCTAGCAGGCAGGCTTTTTAAACGTACTTGTGCTGAACGAAGGTCGGTGAATAGCTGTGGTAAATGCTCAAACCTAGAACGCTGATATGCCATACGTAAACGAGACACTTCAAATGCACGAAGCATATCAATACTTGCACCAGGTATATTTTCACGGTGCATAAACATCTTACGAATACTTTCGTTTGGCATTAGCTCTAAATACATTTGGCCGAGTTGATCTTTAACTTGGTCGCGTAACGCCCCAATAGGGTCAGCTAATACTTTAGCATCTGAGCTACCTAAAATATCTTCCGTAGATTTATCAACTAGAGATTTTAAACTTTCTAAATGCGCCCAGTCACTTAAATTACTATTAAGAATTTCGCTGAAATTATTTCCTGCTTGAATATCGCCATTTTCTTCAACTTGCCTAAGTACTTCTTCATCTGATGTGCCTTTTATAAAAGTACTTTTACCTTTTTCCTTTTTGATTAAGCGCTCTAATTCTTGTTCATAGGCATCATCACGAGCACCGGCAGTTTCAAATTGCTGGAAAGTTTTACTTTTGCCTTTGCCTGTTTGCAACCAGAATTCGCCAAAACGTTTAAGCGGAAAGTAAATTTTAAGCGCGTCTTTAGCTATATTGTTTTTTAACTTAACTAATTCATCGTTAATTTCTTTTTCTGAAAGACCTTCACTTTTTAGTCTAGCATGAGTACGTTCTGCCTGGATTGCTATGTACTCATCCATACGTCTTTTATAAAAATCACGCACTTCACGATAAATTTTTAACGCTGTTCTACCGTCTTCAGTGCCGTCAACCATTTTGTTCCAGGCATCTTTAAACCGTTTATCAACGTTGTGCCAGTTTGCGGCATCGTGTGCAGGGCCAGTAGTATCGGCTTCAATTTGATCAATCGTAGCATTAAGCATTACTTCATGCAACTGTTGAGCTTTATCAGGATTACTTTGAATTAATTGACTCCAAAGTTTAATTGCAGTATCGCCTTCCGCAAGTATTTTATTGCGGGTATAAATCATTGCATCAACTTCTTTAACGTAATCTTTGAACTGTGGGATATTATCTCCAACAAGATCTGATAATTGGTCTAGTGTTAAAGCACCAAGCAAAGCTCTGCGGTATTCTTCACGAACACTAGCTAAGTTAGAAACAAATTTACGTTTATTAACTTTGCTCCAAGGAGTATGGCTTCTTATTAAATCTCCAATCGTGCCAAGCATACCTGTACGCTCAGCTGTATTAGCTCTAAATTTACCTTTTTTAGCCGCTATACTTTTTGCTATTTTTGGTTGTTTTTCGTCTTCAAACTTAGAAGTATTATCTAAAGATATAGAGTTTTGCGGTATAGCTGTACCCGGATTAAATGTATTAACGTTAGTTGTGCTTTCTTCTCTAGCAGAAAATAGTACATCTGTATTAGCCATAGTTTGGAACAATACATTATCTACACCAATTAATTTAGATATGTATTGAATAAACTTAGACCAAGTAGATTGGTTAGTTTTGTTTTCAGCATAAAGACTACGAAGTATTTTTTGAAAATCTCTATTGCTAAAAGCTTCAGCTATAAATTCATGTAAATTAAGAAGTCCATACTGTTCTGCATGTGGAGTTCCTTTAAGTTGTTTAACTGTGTTATGGTACAACGCTACTAAATTGTAATAAGCTCTACGTTGTTCTGGGTTTAACTTTTCAGGGTGCAACATTAAATCTGATACAGCAGCATGTGTAGACTCGTGCATTAGCACATAATTTGTTGTAACACCGCCATTTAAAGAATTATTAAGGGCAATAGACCCTTCGTAATAAAACCCAGCTGCAGCTAAAGACCCAACAGCTTCGTCTAATGATTTGTATGCAACTTTCGCTTGTTCCATCAAGCTTTTATTAGGCACTCTAATTCTGCCGTCCATTAATCTGTTATAAGCTTCGGCCTTCAACAAAATTGGATTTATACTTGGGTCAAAGTTAGCTTCATTAAAATAACGATCCCATATGTGGTGGTAGTTAAGTTGCAGATAGGCTTCTACTTGGTTTCGTTGTACAGCCGTATGCGATAAAAAGTTTTCTAATACTTTATTAGTTATGTCATAGCCAATATTTACAGTAAAGTTTAACCCAAGTAAACGATCAGCCAATTTGCTAAAGTACTCACCTCCGTAACGCACTATGCCTTTTAATGCGCCTCTAAAATCATTTGAACGAATAGCATCATCAACTACTGGATGAACTGTAGCCTCTAACGTATTAATATCAGCATTTTGAACTTTAGGGCTACTAGACTTACTTTTCTTTTCTTTTTTATCTAAGCCTTTCTTTAGCTGCTGTTCTGTCTTACCCATTGCAATACGTGCTGGGTGGTTAACAGGCAGTTGAGGTTTTAATTCTTGCAGCTTTTTAGTAACCTCAGCTTTAGCTTCACGATCTATATTTTCGCCCGATCCAATAGCAACCGCTTGGTTAAACAAGTCATGGTATTGTTGAACAATAGGGTTGTTTTGTAAGTCGGCAGGGAGTTCTTCTATTCTTGGTGTTTGGCTTATGTGGCGAAGCTTTTCTTCTGTGCTTGACATAGGCTCAAGTTTTTTAGCTTCTTGTTCAGTTTCAACTTGTTCTGGCGTTGGCTCACCAAGTTCTTCTTCGTCTTGCTTACGCTGTTCTTCTTCAAGTTGAGATTGCTCTAATAACTTATCAGCTATTTCTTCATCAGTTGGTTCTTGATTTTGATTAAGTTCTTGGTCTAATTCATCTTGTAATGCAGCTTGTTCTTCTTCGCTAGGCGTTTCTTTGGTTTGTTCTTGGTTTGGCACACGAACCATGTAATCTACACGATCTTCAAACCCATTACGTGCATACCAGTCTTTTAGTTGTTCTTGATTAAGTCCGCCTAAAGAAGCATCGGGCTGCGCCGCAGGTACAAGAACTAAAGTTTTATCGTTAGTATCAGCCCAATTAGTAATTGCGCTTAATAATTTAGTACCCGCACCTTTATTTCTATTAGCTACATCCATGCCTGTTATCATGGTAGCGCCAATAAGATCATCAGATAAATCATTATCTTCGTCTAGCACTTTAAACCCGGCAGTAGCAAGTGGTTCTTGCCCTTTTGTAACTGAAGGTAGATACGCTCCTCTATCATTTACTCTAGCTGGTTTGGATTCAAAGGTTTCTTGTTCTTGCGTTTCTTTTGGTTGCAATGCCCCAACTTGTTCTGTATTTAGTTCAGCAGTGCTTGGTTGCGTTCCTCTTCCAGTTTGATCAGCAGGCTGTTCACTTCCCACCACATTACTTTGGGCATTTGTTTCAAGTCCTGGCTCAGTTCCTCGTTGGGAAGTAATCCCCTCAGATGTAGGAATGCCTGGCTGAGTAACTCCGGTGTTATCTCCAGTATTTCCTGCTGCATTTTGTTCCTCCTGTATTTTATTACGGGCTTCAATATGTTTATCAATGTAATTGCTTAACTCTTCTTTAGTTGGTTCTTTGCCGTACTGTGCAACAAAATCAGGTTTAACAATATCAGCAATCTGATTGCGTATTCTATTATTTGCAAGGTATCCTCGTATTCCACCAAGACCCGACATAGGAATGCCTTGTACAAATGTACCGACAACAGTCTCAATGTACTCCTTCATGGCATCAAGATCGGCGGTATCAAGACCTGCACCGAAACGTTCTGCCCATTGTTGTGCTAGCTCAGGTGGTATTTCTTTAGCTGTTGAAGCTGCGTATACTTTAGCAACGTCATATAACAAATTTTTACCTGCCGCGTCTAAACCACTTAACGCACCAAGACCAAATCTTTCTGAAAGAAAATCGGCGCCTGCATGGATTGCCATTGCTGGCGCAAGTTTAGTAAAGTTAAGTTCTTGGGCTATGTCTGCATTAGGATTTTTATTTTGTATTTCTTCAATAGCACGGGAACCTGGTTCGCCAACACCGTGGAATGCAGCTTGCGTTGCCATACCAAGCATACTGCCTTTACTAAGCATAAGCTTTTTAGCGGAGTCAGCTACAAACTTAATGCCAGCTTTTGTGCCTTCTTTTTCAGCAACTTCTTCGGCTAACTTTTTAACACCTTGTTTAACTAATTGTTTTTCAGCAATTCCAGCTAAACCTCCAGGTATTGCGCCAACACCACCAAAGAATGCTCCAAGCCCTGCGCCAACACCCGCTGACAATAAACTTTCACCAGCGTTAGCAACACCTTGTCCCACCATATAAGGCAGGTACTCTGTTATAAAACCGTTGACGCTATCATTCCATGCAACTTTAGCTTGTAAAGGTTCTTCTTCTTTTTTAGCTTCCTCCATACCCTTTAAGCCATTAGCAATCATGTCGTGGCTAAAGTCACCTTCACCTGCTAATTTTTGTATGCCAGCTCCAGTTATAACTTTGGCAGCATTCCATAGTTCTTTAGTTTGTGGGGCATAAGCTTTAATACCACGAACAAATGCGCTACTATCATCTTGATCGGCTACGGCTGCAGGGTGAACATTATCAACAGTAGGCTTAGTATCCCAAGGAGCAGGACCGGCCATGCCACTTGGGTGTTGTTCCCAAGGCGCAACTTCATCTTCTTTAGTTGCTGCTTGTTCCCACGGCGCAAGTTGAGCCATTATTTAACTTTCCAATTTTCTTGTTTAGATGGATCACCACCTTGGAATACATAAGTTTTACCGTTGTAAGGTTTTTCTGTACCTACAAGTATAGATCCAAGCGTTGACTGTGGCGCGGTTGT